CATATGCTCGCAAGGCCAGACTGGATCGTGACTTTACCGTTAGAGTAGGTGTCAATCCTTATTTTGATCTGGTCAATGTTGCCCGTGATGGTATAGGTGGCAAGAGTGTGTTAATTCTTGCCTACAATCCTGATGAGTTTTCTTATGAACAATTTGCAAGTGATGTTACGGCTGCCAACGAAGAAGCTTTACTGCCCAAAGGTTTCATAGCGTTGGAAGATCATCCTGGCGATCCTGAAATTGTCAACGGTGTTTCAATGAATCAAGGTACCTATGCACTGGCACTGGTTCAAGATCTCAGCGATCTAAATGAAAAAGCCCAGCTTGTTGCCAAGAAGGGCTTTTATGACACTTGGCCTGCGGACTATTTAGAAGTCTTGTTCAAACACCGTAAAGATCCACGGGCAACTTGATCTTACTGTCACGCTTGCACAGCTGACGATATTGATCAGTGTCCTGACTCCACTCTTGCCCAGTCCACCACTCAAATCCTTGTATATCAGCCTTGTACAGACTGGATCGCTCGTAGCCGGGTCCTAGATAAACATATTCATAGCCTTCGCGTTTGGCCCAGGCTATTTCGTGCTCTAGACTACGACTGCCTAATCTGGTGTGTGGCTGACTATAATCCCAGGCAAACAAACTGGTTTCTATGGCCTGATCAGAATAGTGTCTTAGTTTGGCCCAGGCCACAAATACATCACTCTGGTAATAGGCCATAAAGCGATCCGACGGCAAGTGTTGTCCAATTTCAAAATACTTTTTGAACTTTTTATAGTAGCAGTAGGCAGTATAGATATGATCCATTTCTGTAAACTGAGCCGGCGTAGGATTTTCAATAATACAGGCATCTGGCAATAACTCATAATCGGTGTTGGCCACAGCAACACGAGTACTGCGACTTTGATACCATACTACTTTGTTGTTGCGTATCGATTGTAAAAATCCAAAGTCTAACGCGGCATTGTATTCTTCTGGAGCTACATCAACTAACTCACAACCAAAGTGAAAAAACTCACCCTGTTCTTGGTGGCCAAAATTATGTGCGAACTGTATTTTCATATAATTATATATGTATATTAAAAGTTAAGGAAAAATAATGGCAGACTTGTACACAATTTGGGCAAACAAAGAAGGCGACATCTCGGACTTGGACTGGGTCAACGGAATGAAAAGTTTCTTTGATCATTTGATCGCCGAAGGCAAGATGGAAAGCTATCGCATCACTCGTTGCAAAATGGGCTTCCGTAGTATTACTGACATGCCCGAGTGGATGATCTTGATGGAGTTCCAAGACATGGCACAGATGGATTCGGCGTTTCGCCGCGTGGCTCCTTTAGAAGGCGAACTAGAAGTCAAACACAAAAGCTTCAATCAATTTGTTGCCGGTGACATACAACACGCACTGTTCCGTGATTGGCCTGATCAGTTCTAATGTATCCAAAGAATATTATTCTTTGTACCCAGGATCAACCGGGCGAACGAGATTGGATCAGTCAGCTATTTCCAACTTATAAAAATGTGGAAACTAAATCTAGCGGCCAATGGCAGTTGCCTGCAGACTCTAATACCATTTGGGAAACTCCTTATATCGATCACAGTTATCAAGATCTCCACAGGTTGTTAGACAATTCCTACTCAATCAAAACCGTTTTTACACAAGACTTGCCTTATGATTTTTTAATTGGCGACAATCTATGGACTGAAACCGAAGATTTAATTATACATCCTAGCATAAGATTTAGCACCAGTACTAGCGGCATATCACAGTATATGATGTTTACCATGACTAGGTGCGCCACGGTACTACAGGAAGAAATACTACAGAAAACTTATACAGCTATTGCTGATCATCATGCTGTACCCAGCAACACTGATGTAGTACAGCAGTGCAGTGATCCAAACACTTTGATTTGCTTTATGTATCGTCAAGACTGGTGGCGTTGGGCCTGTAGCAAGCTGATTACAGCTAGAAACATGTTGGATGATCATACCGCACTGCACTATGATTCTCCAGTGAATTTTGATCAGCTGACTCCAATAGAAATTACCAAAAACGATTTAGATCAGCTAGAGTCTGTTCTTAAACGAACATTTAATCTTTGGTGCAATATCAGAATGATTTATCCTAATCATACAGTTGAACTGTATCGTTTTGAAACTAGTGTTTGTAACCAACAGGCAACACATCTAGCCATTCCTTACAGACACGAAGATTTTATTATCAACTATGAATCAGCAAAGCAATTATTTCTTTCTGACTATCTTACTAAATGGCAAACAATAGAATCAAATGTTTTAAAACATTTATCTAAAATGGGTATTAGATTTAACTAACTGTTCGAGATCTCATTGAGATCTATGTCTTTCGCTAAAGCTCAGACATGATTGTTTTTCTTACGCATTATCCAGATTACGCGGTCACAATTCACCGTATAACGGTGAACTGACTCTACATTATCCGAGTGTAGCTGTCATCGATTCTAATGAGATTGTATGTACACCATACACGGAGGCGGTTGACCGGTACCCCCTACTCAAGCTTCACATATCAACGGAACCCTAGTAACCCGAAATCGATCCAAGTCCTATAAGCACGGGTTGTATCTTTTTCATCAGAGCCCGAACCATTTGTTGCCTTAAGTTAGCAATTGCCTTTCACACGCAAGCTATTCCGGACCGGGGATCTAACCGTTCCTCCTTGCGAGTCGAGCTACCTCGACCAAACAGAGTGTGTTGTTGCCTGTCTAAGTTTGTATTTTGTTTTTTATGTGACTACCATGTATACGGCAAACTATCTGCCCATTGTAGTAGTCGTCTGACTCTAGTACTCTATGATTAAATTGTTCTCTAGCTTCAATATAACTGCATTCTGCCTTTGATTTGCAATAAAATAATATTTCTCTTGTGAAGTTGCCTGCGCCTAAGCGTTCTATGTCTTGATTAAGTTCTATGTTGCTGCCGTAATAAAGTTGCCAATCACTGTCTATTTTGCTACGAATTTTTTTGCGTTTTTTGTTGCCGTTCTTGAGTTTTACTGTTTTGTATGTTGTTTTACTAAATTTTGCTAATTTTTTTCCAATGTATTTTCTACCGGTTTGATTATTTGTTATCAAATAAACAAACCCAACGCAATCTTCTGGTAATGCTTCTACAGTTTGATTTTCGAATAGCCATGTCATGGACTATTAGTTATCACACTACCATCAGCTGAGTTGAATTTCTCGTTGCCACTGTGTTTCAAATGCCGTTTTACTTAGTTGTTTGCTACAATTTCTAGCACAGACTGGATTTGGATTATCTGTACGCCAAGTTTCTTTTACTGTGGCCAAATCATCTGTGATAAAATCCGTTTGCCTACTGCCTAACCAACAGCAAGGACTAAGACGCCCCTGAGCATCCATGTACATACTTTTTTCAGCCAGGGCGTGACATTCAATTTTACCCGTAGTTTCAACCACAGGCAGTTGCCAATGTACCGGTGCTTCTAAACGATCCACCAACGGACGCTTACTAACTTTGGCACGGAACCACTTGAAACCCATTTCACGAGCTAGTTGTTCGCAGGCATCTACTTGATGTTCGTTGTGACGATATACCAACATGTCCCAGTGTGCTTTACCCCCAGCGGCAATAAAAGATTCTACATTGCTCATCAGCTTGGCCCAATTACTATTTTTACGATATATTGCATTAGTATCTTCTAGGCCGTCTATGCTGAATACACAGTAATCTTTGGGCTGGTTAAACAATTTGCCTAGCTCGTACCACCAAAATGTGCTTTGTAAGGCACCATTTGAATTCATGCCTAGCACAATATCTGGATTTACTGTTCTAAAATAACGATAAATCTCTAAAGTATAGTAGCCAGCGGCAGGATCTCCATAGTCTCCGCACATGAACATTTTGTCCAGCCCTTTGATCACACGATCTGAAAATTTTCTCTGTATGTGTTCAATCTTAAGCTGATGCTTGTTAGATTTATTGAAGTTAGGATCAGTTTCGCGAGCGCATAACGGGCAGGCCAACTGACAAACATCTGTGGGTTCTATGTGAAGTACTTTAACTCTACGCAATTTCTACATCCGTATTATAACTGGTAAAACCGTTTTCTTTGACTACCTTGAGTATGTTCTCGACACGGCCTGCTAGTTCATCTCTATGACTTACTAACCAAATACTCTTGTGTCGTTCTCTACTCATTTGTTTTAACAAGGCCAAACTAGATTCAACACCTTGTGTGTCTAGCCCGTTGTCAATCATTTCGTCTATAAACAACAGATTGATTGGCTGATAGAGACTTTCGAATACATCTCTAAAGGCCCAACTCATTGATAATATTAGTCGATTACGCTCACCACGACTCAAGTTATCAAAATCTAATTCACGACCCAGCTCTTCAATGCTGACAGTTAAGTCGTTTTGGAATACCACTGTATGTGGCAAGCCTACACGATCTAAATAGTGTGTTAGTCTAGCATTAAGATAGGATAAATTTTGCTCAATAATCTTCTTACGGATAAACGAATCTTTGCTAGTCAGCAATTTGAGCAAGAAATCTTGGTGTTCTTGCAAGCGAGTAAGTTCATTGAGTGTGTCATAGTTTACTTCCTGCAAGGCTTGATTCTTCATGTCCTCAATTTGTTCTACATAAGGATCTACTTCGGCTATTTTGGCAGATAATTGTGTTTGCAAGTTTGCCAAGTTAGCCTGATGTTTAATAGCATCTTCTTCTTTATCGTAGAACATTCGAGGCGGTTTACCTAACACGCCCAGGGTTTCGAGGGCAGTCTGTAGGTCTGATAAGAGTTGTGTATGCTCTTGGCTTGCCGCTCTCGATGTTGCCAGATCTTTCTGCTTACCTTCCAGGACCTGTTGGTGCTTCGAGTCGTGGAACGCTTGACCGCATGTGTGACAGGTGTGAGACTCAAGCGACGCAATCTCTTTCTCCAGTTTGACAATGGCTTTAGTTTCCCTGTCGGCGTCAATTTTAGCTCGGCTAATAGCGCCCGATAGTTCATTGATATCTTTGCGTTTTTGATCCCAAGCAGTATGCGCTCTGTGTGCATCAATCTCCGCTTCAATGTCGATCTCCTTGAGGCTCGAAAGCGCGGCCTCAATTTTAGTTGTCTCTTCTTCATGTTTAGTTACCCACAGTCCTTGTCTGCGTTTTAGCGACTCAATTTGCTCTTCAATGCGCTTATTGGCCTCCTGCACAGCACGAATACGAAATTCTTCTTGTGTAATAGCGTCTTTGGTTTCTTTGTTAATTTCTTTGATACGATCAGCTCGTTCTGACAGCATAGTGATACCCAGTAGCTGTTCAATGATAGTGCGTTGATCGTTGGCTTTAAGACTTAAAAATGGTTCTGTATAAGTGTTGAGTGCTAGAATATGTTTGAACATATCATGCGATAAACCCAAAGTGCGTTCAATAGCATCCTGTGTTTCTCTTGAGTCACCCTGTGCATTGTCCTCTGCAGACTGTTCTTCGTCGTTTACAAAGAACTTTAAGACATTTGGTTTACGACCACGCTCAATTTTATACTGTTTTCCGTTGACACTAAAGTCTAAGGATACCAGCATGTTCTTGCCGTTGGTTTTGTTGACCAGGTTATCTTTGCGAATATTGCTCAGTGCATTGCCGTATAAAGCATAGCTGAGAGCATTGATGATGGTAGTTTTGCCTGTACCATTACGCGATCCGTCTCCACCTAGGTCAAGATTTTCACCTAATACCAAGGTCAAGTCGCTACGGTCAAAGTCAATACCTTGTGTGGCATTACCTACGCTCATAAAATTACGAACGGTTAAATTTTTAATTTGTATCATAGGCTTCGGTAAATTTGTAACAGCAACTTATTATCGTAAAACTCAGACTCGATATTGGTAATTTGATCTGTTACAATTTGATCAACACTTTCAAAATGCACTTCTCCAGGAGCTAAATCTACTTCAACTCCAGTGTTCTTAACAGGAATCAGGGCCATTTCTCGCAAGTTATGATCTCTAATAAATGTTTCTTTGATAAAGTTAGCTTCTTCGTAGCTGATGTCAATGTCTAATTCTACACGAACATGCATGTTGGGCGCAAGTATTTTGGAACCTTGATCAATAGCCGTACT